TCCGATGACGCGTCGAGAATCGACGCATACAGCTGAACGTCGGGCCCGAGCATTCCATCGACTTCGGTATTCGACGGCGACCACCAGTAGCCTTGGGCAAGGTCCTTCGCCGCCATCGCTCCCGCCACCCACTGCGAATATGGCGCGACCGCGTTCGCGTTGAATTGAGACATCAGCGGTAGTCCCGACGCGTTCAGCGTCACTCCCGTCGACACAATTCCCGTGTCAAAAAATGTCTCTTGCGGATAGCAAAGCACCGCTCGGCTGCTCGACGATGCGAAGCCGTTGCCTACCACTCCGCGATTCGTTATCGCAGCGGCCGCCGATGTCGCCGGCGGCGAATCGATCAGAGCGATCGCGCGAACCTTCGTAGCCATCGCAGTAAGTGCTGTCGCAACCGCAACGTCCTGCGAGTAGTTCGGCGCGATCAATATCTTCGGAAAGAATCCCAGCGTCCCATAGGTCGTCTGAAACGCCTGCATCCCGGTGTACACGCCGCCAGTGATTGCTCCGATCACATCGGCGTCCACAACCTTCGACGGATCCGCGTAGTGGAAAGCAATCAGAACGCTGGCTCCGGCGGTAATGTGCCCTCCCGATCCTGTAGGCACTAGCGTAACCGCCCCGTTCACCGCGTCGAGCGTATAGTCAGTGCCCGCCACATACGTAGTACCCGCGGGATTACTAGTGACTACTACACTCGACACCCCCATGTGCCCGAGGTTGATAGCTCCCTGCGCGTTGAACGTGAATGCGGTCGCAGCTATCGCCGTGAAGTGTCTCGTTGGATCGAACACGTTGACGACAATCGCCTGTCCCGCTCCTTGCGCCTGGATCGCCGCGAGTGCATATGGAATCGAGTATCCGCGAACGACAGGCCCGAAGGCTGCCGCATCCAGCGCTGACGAGACCAGTGTCGGCGTATTTAGAGCCGCGGCCACCACCGGCGATGCTACCGCCCACGCCGGCGCGGTTCCCACCAATCCAATCACCGCCGATTTGACGACAGTGACCGGAACCGGCCCATTAGGTACTTCGATTACTTCAACTCCGTGCAGGAAACTGGCTGGCATGTATCACCTATACTCAGTCAAGTCGATTTACTATTGGTCCGGCCTAGTTAGTCGGCTCACTCTGCCCCGCAATCGCTATCGCCTCGTCGGCATATGAATATGCAATCTGCACCGTCTCGCCCGCGACAATCGCACCGCCAGGAATTGCTGCGACTATTCCGTTCGCCCGGTCGACCGAAAAGTCCGTGCCCTGGATCAGCGCTGCGCCGCCGGGACCCGTAATGCTCACGGCGAATACGTTGCCCTGCGGAAGCTGAACCTGCAGATTCGAATTGAACGTGTACGCAATTGCGCCGAGCGTGACAGAAGTCTGCCGCCCTTCCTCCAGCACGATGCCCTTGATGAACAGCGGGAAGTTATCCGGTTGCGAGCCTTCGACTGCCACTGTGCTCAGCGCAAACGTCGACGAGTACGTCCACACCCCGCCCTGCTTGTCGCGCTTTACGAATTTTTCGCGCAGCGGGTACATCTTGCGGCATCCGGGAACTTCATATCCGGTCAGCGCCGTGCGGATGCGCTCGATAATCGCGTATGCGCCCGGACTCGGTCCCGAGGCGTCTCCGCCTACCGCCCATCCGAGGTCGCGCATCATCACCGAAATCTCGAACTCGAGTTTGCGTTCCTGGATTATCGCGGCGGTATCGAGCAGCTCGCCGTATTGCGCGCCCTTGTACATCACCAACGCCGCGCCCACGCGATGGGTCATGCGCCAGGTCTCGGGTCTGTCCGGATAGTGAGCGATTTCGATCGAGCCGATCTGTGAACGCAGTTGAGTGACTATTGCGTCTTCGATCGTCGCGATGTCGATCGCAGTTGGCGGCGCAAATGTTACGCCGTTCCACGGTGCGTCGAGCATCGCGCCCATCTCAGTAGCCCCTCATTTTTTTGCGACTGAAGACGCGATCCGGCCCTTGCACATTCTCCACCGTTTCCGCGACCGGTGGCTCCTGGCCATCGGTGGACAGACCGAGCGTGAGCTCCCCCGCCGCGACCTTAGTCAGCATCGCAACCGCGTCTTCGTATCGCTTGCGCGCATCTTCGAGGTCATGCAGAGGCCGCAGCGACTGCATGCGGTACATTGCGATGTCGGTAGTCAGGCGGCTGAGAACGGCAGGCGGATCTGTCAGCGGCAGTGTGAAGCGACCTTCGATGTATCCGTCAATTTCCGCGGACGCGTCCGCCAGCGCCTGCGTAATCGGAGTGGCGTTTATCGTAGTCGCTGTAGGATCTTCATTAGTCAGTTGGACCAGGTCACGATTTGGATAGCGATTGATCATGTCGAGGACGGTCGCGTAGCTCACTTTCGTAACCTCATCGCATCGCAAGTGACTATTCGATTGAGAGGTCTCTCCGCGGACGCTGGACAACTGATTTGCGCCCGCGGAGAGTGGCCGTTCACTCCGGCGCTGCGGGCAGGAGGGAGACCCGCTACACGCCGGCTCAGGAAAACTGGATTCATCGCCGTTTCCTTACGCCAGGAACTCGCTGACTATGAGGTCCGCGCTGTTGCGCCAGATGTTCGAAGTCGCGACGCTCGCGCTCGCGCCTGCGCCCGCCATGAACTCGGAGTTCAACAACTGCCGCGCGACTTCTTCGAGCACTGGCGGCACCAGCAGGTACACGCCGCTGCGGCTCGACAGCGCGCCAAACGGCTGTCCCGCATCGGTCTTGAATGCTCGCATCGCGGCGCGCGCCGCGCCGTAATTGGTCGGATTGCTGAGATCGGTGTTGCTGGCGTAGGCCAACTGCCACAGCCCGACTCCGGTGTTGGCGCGGCCGTCGACGCCGTAGCGGAACTCGCGCCGGTTGAAGACCGCCTCGTCCGCGACATTAGTCATTCGCGTGACTGCGTATTCGCGCCGCAGTTGAAAGATGAAAGGACGAATCACTCGCGACGCGTCGATCAGGTACCAGTACGCGCCTGACCCGCTCGAGTTGATATTCGCTGCCGTGGTCCCGGCCTGGCCCATCAGGCCGACCGGATGGCTCGCTGAAAAGAACGGCACTCCGTCGAAGCCGACGACGTTGCCCGGGTTCGCCACCGCGTCTTTGACCATCGCGAACAGCAGCATGTCCGGATGCACCTTGGTGTCCCATCCGAGCTGCTCGATGATCGGCTCGTACGCGCCGTAGGTATCGTCTTCGATATCGTTGCGGTCGATCGCAACTGTATCTTCGAAGTTCCGATTGACTATTGTGTACTCATGCGTCTCGAGCGCCTGGATTACTCTGTCGCCCAGCCATTCGCGGAACTTGGTAGTGCGTCCGAGCCACGGATAGGTAGTCTGGCGCGAGGCCGAACGCACCACGCTCGTGATCTGCTCGTAGTACGACGGCGGCTTCTCGAACCCGCGCTGGAAGACGACGTCGAAGCCGGTGAATAATGCGGTCAGATTCGCTGCACTGATTTCCATCTAATTCTTCCTCGTCTTCATTTTTCGCTGAAACGTCATCGTCAGGCCGATGCGGTCGACTGATGCCAGAAATCCACCCACACCTGGCCGCTCGGATCGATTGCGACGACGACCCCCGCCGCCGCGTATTGCTGTACCGCGCCGCCTGAGCGATCGGCGGCCGTGACGGTGTTGTCGTCGAGTGCGAAGCACACGAGCCCGACCTGTGCGGCGCCGACCGTTCCGTCGGTCGCGTACAGGAAGACTCCCTTGCGCGCCGTGATCGCGATCGCGCCCGCGGCGCCCGGATTGTTGATCGCGTTCTGCCCCGGGATTCCGTTCTTCACGTATTCGGCGCGGCCCACGACCTTGAGCGCGTTGGCGACGCTGGTCGTTGCCGAGGCAGGCACCGCGTTGCCGGCGGCATTCAGCGCGACGATTCCGCCGAGGTAAACGTTGGTGTTCGCCTCGACCGGGTAAACGCGCATCCTGCCGCCATCGGCCATCTCGGGCGTATTTCGCGAATTGGTTAGAGCCGCCATCTTTTCACCTTTCTTTTTTCAGTAGTAAGAGAGCGAATTAGTCCTGGTTGTTTCGAAGGTCTGCGCTACGGGCTGCTGCGTTCCGTAGATCGGCGTCGGCGCGTTCGAGGCTCAGGAA